ACGTTTTCATCCAGCACCAGCTCGGACTTTTCATCAAAGATCCCGGTAGTGCTGACAGCGCCTGCAACCACCGGCACGCGACCCAACAGCTTGGACGCCGTGCCCCACATGCGCGTATGTAGCCGGGTCCAGGAGGTCATGCTTCAGGGTATGGCTACCAGATCGACTCCAGCGCCCGCCAGTCCTTGCCAGTGAACTGGTAGACGCCGTTCATCTGCGGTTGCATCAGGCTGTTGGCGCCCATCGGCACGTGGCCCAGGCCGAGCACGTGGCCCAGCTCATGGCGGAAGACGGTGGTGCTGAAGCTGCCGCCGCCAGGCATCCTGATTTCCCAGCCTTGCGAATCCCACACTGCACTACCGGAAGTGCCGGGTGCCAGCTCGCCATGATTGATGATCAGGTCGGCATCGCTGGCAGGCTTGACCCGTTTGAACTTGATGCCGGTTAGCCGGTCGTCCACCTCGGCAATGATGCCCTTCATGTAGTCGCGGTAGAGCGGCGTATAGCTGCCCTTGGCGAAGCCGTAGGTCAGCACGTCGTTCTTGCCTAGGAACGACTTGGTGTGGTTGACCAGCTCGCGTTCGATCAGGCTCATGGTTTGGGTTTGCCCTTGGGCGGCTCAGGCTTGACAGGCGGCTCGGGTTTGACTGGCCGTTTGCCCATGCGTTCAGCAGCCTGCTGCTTGACCTTCGGGTGTTTCTTGGCAGCGCGAATGTAAGGGCTGGTCATGCGAGCATCTCCTGCAGGGTTGCATCATCAGGTGCCTGGGTAGCACCACCAGCGAAGATCCGGCTGGGAGAGTTCACCACCACCAAGTAGGCATCCCAGGCCTCAGGAGCTAAGCCGAGTGTGTTCACATGCCAGCCGGTGAGCGCAGTCGGCGCGGTGATGACTTCTCCATCAGGGCCATACTCGCCGCCTTCGTAGATGACGCCAAGCTCATCCACTGCGAAGGTGTGGCTGCTGGTGATCAGGTTGCCGTCAGCATCAATCAAACCCTGCGCTGCAGCTAGGGTGCGGAACTGTTGGCGGGATGTGAAGCGGAAACAGTACATGGCGTCAGGGTGATTGGCGATGGATCAGATGGGTGATGACAGCGGCCAACGGAGAGCAGACAGCAAATGCAAGTAGAAGAGTCATGGCTAGAGAGTTATGCTCTGCAAAGTGGAGTTGGGGAGGCGGGTTGGCCAGAAGGTGAGGCGGCGGATGGTGCTGTTAAGAAACAGGGATGCCGACGAGCTTCGCTTCCCTAGCGCCAAACTTGCCCCAGATACCCAGTCAGATTGAGCGGGTGCCACGGAGGGGGAAGGTAGAACACCATTGTCTGCGCTCTGAGATCCAGATGCCGAAGTTCCCATCGCAGCCTTGTTGACCGGACCATTTACAAGGCCGCCGTTAGCATTGCCGGGATCAAAACGAGAGCTTCCGTGTCTGGCGATATTACGAAAGCGTGTGTTTAAATTGTTGAAGCTAAGTGAAACACCTACGAGTGCGCCAGAGGCCAGACCTTCTGCGATCATGGATGTCGAGCCGGACGGAGGAAGTCCTGTTTCTACGTAAAACGTATTCTCGTCAAAAGAGGTAAACCAAGAAAGCATATTAGTCTCCGTAATCGTCGCGATGTCAGCCGTGCGCGTCGCGGCGGTGCCGGTGGTGGGGATGTACGAAGTTGGGAATGCTCCGGCTTCACAGGAATAGCCCCAGATATAGAAGCCTTTTGTGATGTCACCAGCAAAGCTCTCAAAACGAGCAGCGTTGTCACTTGTGACGGTGCTGACAATAAAGTTTATCAATGTACCGGCGGAGGCAACTGTATAGGCAATACGCACCCATCCGTTTGAAAGTCTAGAAATAGATGCACTCGCACCACTATCCACCGTCCCCAGCGTGCCATTGCTAATGTTAAAGTTTGCCCTTGGGTTTCCCGTTACATCTCCGCTGTTTGAAGTAACCTGAACAAAATCACGACCGTTCGCCTTCAGAAAAACGCTAAACGTGTAAACTGTACTAGCTGTTACACTAATCTTGTTGCCAATATCTCTTGCAATATTGTGCCCACCAGTGGTTGCCGTTTCCAGTACGGAAGCCGCAGTGGAAGTCCCATCGGGCGCAGATATTTGATTGCCTGCAACAGTAGTGTTAAATGCTGAATAAGGAGCGCCGCTAAATACCTGAGACGAGATAGCAATGTTGCTCCGCTGCTCCTCGACCAGCAACCCCAGGCACTCGCCCGTTAGCGGGTTGTGGTCAAACCTCGCCACGTCATTCCCGGCGCTGCGGATCACCCCATCAGAATCCACAAACGTCCCAGTGCTTGCCCTGGTGAACGTGATCAGGTTTTGACCGCTGACAGAATCGACGAGGGACTTGGACTCGGCAAACCGCAGGTCAAGCGACGGCACTGCACGCGCACGCCGCCACAGCTCATTCCTCACCCACGGGCCTGCAAGCACACCACCAGGCGCTACAGCAGCCCTGAACGCTGCAGAGCCACGCATTACAGACCTGCCTCCAGCGTCAACACCCGCAGGTCATACAACGTGCCACTCGCAGGGGTATACGCGCCACGGGTCTCCAGCTCAGCAAACAGCGACGTGCTCGCAGATGCCAACTTGATCAACGTGCCGCAGTAGTCGCACTGCGTCACCAGCGTGCTGCCTAGATCCTGCGGTGTTGGCAGATCAATGAACCCTGCGTAGTTCGCCACCTCGCCGCTCACCAGATCAAAGGCCGCGTTATCAAGGATTGCCGTGGGGCTAGCGGTGTAAAGGTGCAGCCTGAATCCAGCCATCCCTGAGGCCACACTGGTCAGACCGATCATCAGCCGCACAGACTGCACCAGCACATACCCGCCACTGGGGCCAATGCTCGGCAGCGTGATGATGGCCGAGCCAGCGTTGGCTGGCGTGCCCGAATCAGCAACGCCGATCACGTCACCAGCGGTATAGGCCGTCGTATTGCTCGGCCTGGTGATGGTCACCGCAGCGCGATACGCCTTGCCGTCAACCGTCAGGCTTCCGCCAGCGTTATCCACGGGCAACGGATCAACCGTGCTCACAGTCCGGCCCAAGCCGTCCGCTCCTACAAATCCGATCGCCGCGCCCATGGTCGTCTCAATGCAATAGTTGAAAGCCCCGGTTTCCCAGGGCCAGAGTTGTTGATCAGGTCACAGCCGTAGCCGTCTGGTTCGAAGCCGATGGCATCAGCTTCACCAGCAGGTTCCCAGCCACAGCGCCAGACGTTGCCACGTTGATCCCCACCAGCACATTCGCAGTGGTCGAGGCCGTGGTAACAGTCTTGACGCCGTTGCCCGAGAGCACGCAGTAAACCGGCAGGCCTACCGACGCGAACTCTTCGGTGCCAGACTTGGGGATGCTGAACACACCAGTGGTCTTCAGCTCAACCTGTGCACCGCTGGCAGCATCCGTCACCGCAATGCCACGGATGCGGCCCACCTGCACAAAGTCACCAGAGGCAACAGTCGCAGGTGCGGTAACAGTGAGCGTGTCGCCGTCTTGGATGTAGTTCTTCATGGGAATGATCTCCGGGAGAATGGATCAGGAAGCCGCAGCAGCGCGGAAGAAGCCGCGATAGTCCTTGACCGCTGCACCGAAGTCGAAGCGGGCCAGGAGCTCAACCCCATCAGGGTCGCGCTTCTCAGTGGTCGTCACCGTGGGGCCTTCCTCGCCGGCTAGATAGCCGTAGACGATCCCCTCGACCGAACCAGGCGATGCAGCCAGATACCAGGTAGTGGCCGAACCATCAAGCCGTGGCTCAACAATCAGCTCCACACCAGCGGTCTGCACACTCACCGGGCCGGTGTCGCCAGTCCGAGCAGCAGGTGCAAATCCTGTCGGGAATAGAAACTGAAGCGCACTGGATTCGAGGTCAGTGGGCACCATCATGTAGCTCGGGGTCAGGTTGATGGTGTTCCCCGCCAAGTCGGTCTGCTTACGCATCAGCTTCCGAGCAGCGTTGAAGCCGGTCGTGGTGATGCTCTGCGCCGAGCTGTTGTTATGCGCTGCATTGAACAGCGACAGGTTGTCAACACTGGTGACAGCGTTGCCGGTGATCAGCGCCCAGATGATGTTGCTCTCCAGCCGGCGGAAACCGCGACCGAGCATCTCGGGCACGCGCTCCATCGCAGAAAGGTCATCGTTGATGATGCTCTGGCGACTGAGCGTCACTTTCCGAGCGTATGTAGCCAGCTTCCAGGTGTGCTGACCTTCGACCAGGGTTCCAGCCTTGTACTCTCCACCCTCAAGCAACGCCTCAGGGGTGAGCGCGCCAGCGATAATCAAGTCGTTGGCATTTTTAAAGTCTGGCAGGTTCCGTTGACGTGCGATCGGCCGCCAGGTGTGCGGCTCCTCCATGTAGGCCGCATCCAGCGTTTTGCCGGCCAGATTTGAGAAAAGCAAGGGGAAATCACTGGTGGAGTGGAAACCACGGGTCACCAGTTCGCTCTTGCTCATCCCGCGGGTGTTGACGCCGCGAGAATCCAGATACTGACGGGTCAGCTCCAGCAGGGTGTAGCTGCGGAATTCGCGGCCCAGCTCAGCCTCTTCACCCTTGAGCACACCAGGCCGGATGCGGGCCTCCAGGCCCAGGCCGATGCCGCGGAGCAGGGTGTCACCAGCGTCGCGGGTCACCTCGACACGGGCGGGATGACCGATCACGGCGTCACCTTCGAGGCGAGACTTCATGATGCGCAGCGCTTCGCGGCTGCACTCCATAACGGTCTTGCCGGAACGGATCAGTTCGTCGGTCTGCTCAACAGTCAGGCCGGCATCCTGGCCGAGGCGGAGCAGGTCGCGCTCGCGGCGGAGCTCAGCAGCAGTGCGCTGCAGTTCGGTATCTGCAGCGGCCACGGGGGCGGGGGATGGATCGGCGCTGCGTTGAGCGTCGATAGGCGCCGGGTCACCCCCGGCCTTGGTGAGGTCTTCGGTCATGGGGTGATCAGCGGGATTGATCGTTTGCAGTTGGTCGCCGCGCATAACCGCACGCGTGTCTTGCCCGATCGGCACCAGGGAAACCAGGTTTGGCTCCCAATCGGTGGCGACGAGCATGCCAGTGGCGCGATCTTCGCGGGTTTTGTAGATTCTTGCGTCGATAGAAAACCGAGCCGAACCAGTACGCAGCCGCGGTAGAGCAATGTCCATCGCGGCGGCAGGACCGTCTACCACCACAGTCCCGATCAGTTCGGTGACGCCGTTCTCCTTCCGCTGCAGCGAGAGATTAGTGACCGCGCCCCAGATCGAATCTGAGCTGCGCTTGTGGTCGTAATCGGCTGGGATGGGACGAGACGGCCACCGGATCGCAGACTGCTGGTGGTCAAGGATCATCCCGTCGCCCACGTCAGCATCAGAACTGATGACGACGGTGGCGGTACGAGCTTCCTCGTTCCAGCTGTTTGGCGCGACAAGCGCCATCCGTTGGATGGTTGTGTCCATGCTTCACAGCGTAAGGACCACAACCGGAAGCCCAGCCCCAGCGGTCAAGCGGGCAGCGCCAAGGGGAGCTGGCCCACCACCGCGGCGGGGCAATGCCGCTGGATCTTGGCCCAGCGCGCCTCATCGAAAAAGGGTTGAGCCCTGTACCAGGATTCGACGGGGTGGTCTCGCTTGCTGGCGTTACAGCGACGGCATGCGGGGACGATATTGGAAAGCTCATGGACACCTTGAGCATTCAAGGCCAAGACATGATCTGCCTCCATGGCTCCATTGCGACAGCAATAGGCACAAGTGTTGGCCCACACAGCGAATCTTTGCATGCGCAAACTCAACGTGACTGGCTGAAGAGCGCGGCGCCGGCCAGCACGAATCAACGCCGATCTACGCCGTCCATACTCTCGGCAGGCTTCGCGGTTGTCCTTCCGCCATTCCCTCACTGTGCTTTTTACATATTCTAAATTTCTAATTCTCCATTGACGACAATTCTCTTTAACCCTGTCAATGTTTGCATCGCGCCACTTTCGGGCGTTTTGGCGATGCCTGTCTGTATTTTTTAATCGCCATTGCCTGCCTGACTCAAGGTGTCTTTCGCGATTGTTTTCGCGCCAGCGCCGCTGAGCAGCCTTAGCACGTGCATTATTGGCATGCCACCAAGCGCGTTTCTTGGCGTTGTGCTGATCTCGATTATTTGCATGCCATGCACGGTGCCTAATTAACGCTTGATCTCGATTTGCCGCATACCACTGGCGCGCGGCCGCGCAGCTTTCTTCTCTATGCCTATCGTAGTATTGATTGTCATATGCAATCTTTTCTTCGCGAAAGGCCGTACTGAGCTTAGTCCTGATATGCGCGTGTCCTCTGTTGAGAGCTTTGCCTATCTCGTACATACTCACCCCACAAGCCGCCGCCACCTCGGCGGTCACCTGCTCTTGCGCTGTCCACGGCCTGGGCTTCCGCCGGCTGTTCTGCAATACTTGGCTCATCAGCTCATCCTCAGTGAGTTGGTCAAGAGCCGGGTGCTACCAACACGCCGGCTCACCCCATCTTAACCCTCAGCTTCCGGTTCTGCCTCGTCCCCAGGCTCAGCAGTGGCGGCGCCCGATCCTGCCATCCCGTCAACGCTCAGCATCAAGCCTTTCTGGCGAGCGTCGGCAATGTCCTTCTCCAACTCGCCCATAACCTCGCTGGGGATGTATCCCAGGCTGCGCTGGATTTCAGACAGACTAAAGAATCCGGCGCGGACACCTTCAATTAATGCTTTTATTTCCTTTGCGGGATCTACTAATTCGCGCCTTGGCGGTGTCCAGATTATTTTGCGTGGACCGCGAATCTGAGCAACGCGTGCCACTTCATTAAACCAACGGTGAACGGGGTCCATTACTTGCGGAACGGAAATGTTCCACCTCCATGCCGCCAGGTTTCGATGCATCTCTAGCCAGCCCATTCTGGCTGAACTAAAGTTCACATCAGAAAGTATGCCAGTAAGTGACTCGAACGTAATACCATAGGCCGCAGCCACAGCATGTAAATGATGTTTTTGATGGGAAGTATAGTCTGGGCTTTGCGGTGGGTTGCTAAAACTAATCTGCTTCCCATCCGGCAGAATCTCAATCGCGCCTGGCTCTAGCGTTTCCGTCAGCGCCGTAGTCGTTGCCAGATCGCTCGGCTCATTGGAGTACACGAACGCCGTAAAGCACGCTGCAATCTTCGTCTTTAGCAGCATCGCCTGCGTGATGTCGTCAATATCCCGCAGGTGCAGCAACACCGCCGAGCCAAACGGTACGCCGATGCACTGGCCAGGCCGGTTCACCTCATACGTGTGAATGATCTCCGACGCTGGTACAAACTCCGAGCTGATCCGCACGCCGTTCCATTCCGTCTCGCCGGGGTGCGTCTGCCGAATCCAATACCCTTCCAGTCGGCCGTCGCGGTCATACTGCTGCCCGAACTTGATCCGGCTGCCGTCGTCTTTGCTGAAGTCCAGGAAGTCCGGCTCCAGCACCTGCAGCTGCAGCCCCACCAGTCCACGGTCTTGCATGGACAGATCAAACCGCCGCCGGATCAAACACGATCCACGCACGGCAGTAGTGCGGGCAATCAACGCCTGCAGGCCGTACCAGTTCAGCTTGCCGTTGAAATCACATTCCACGCTGTCAGCCCAGTCATTCCAGGCGTCCGCGTACCTTCGACTGCCGCCTTGCGGGCTGCCGATAATCCCATCACCAACCCAGTTGTTCGTGATTACCCGAACGGCACGATTCGCCCACGGGTTTGAATCCACCAGATCCTGATGCCGCCGCGTCAGCAGCCGCCACGCTGTACGAATGTCAGCATTCGGTCCACCGTTGCGCGTGTACCAGTTCTCAGTACGCCGTGATTCCTTTGCCGACTCAAACGCCCGCAGGTGCGTCACCGCAAGCTGTTTCTGTGCATCCTTCAGCGCCAGCTCCAGCTGATCGCGGGTCGGCTTACGCGCCATCTCAATCCCTCTTGAATGACACGTAACGCCGCTGGCGGCCTGCACCAGTAACGCCAAGCTCCTGCGCCATCAGATCGCGCAGCTTGAGCATATCGCCAAGATTCCGATACGAAACCTGTCTGCCGTTACTGCTGACGCTGGTGACGCCTTCGGCAATTGCAGCCTCAAGATCAGCCAGCTGCTGCTGCGTGTAAGCCATGGCGCACCTCCTAAGGGCAGGCTACGGATCAACGGCTGAGCCAGCTTCCTTTCTTTCGCTCCACCACTACCGGCGCAACGGGGCCGGAGTGTTGGGCGGCAAGCTGCTCCCACATCGTTGCCCGGTTGTATCTGCGTTTCAGCAGCTCCAGCATCGCCAGGCAGTACACCTTCAGGTCGAGCGGTTCATTCCTCGCGCCGCTTGGCTTCACCCATTCCAGCACCTGAAAACCTTTCACGTATCGCGGCTGCAACCGCTCGCACGTCAACCCCTGCAGATACTGCTCCGTCGTGGCGTTGTCAAAATGGATGCAGCCAGGCCCTGGCTCATCGATCTTCAGCCGGCTGTAGATCGTCCGCTTCAGCGCGTGCGTGCCGACCAGATACAGGGTGATGCCGTTCTTGATCGTGCGACCGCGGAACGTCACGTCTTGTTTGGACGGCTTGCCCAGCACCGGTGATCCACGATTACTGCTGCCCTTGATCGCCACCACCCCATCGCGGCTGTACTGCCGGCAGTATTCGTACGCCTCGCCGGTGTAATGCCCGCCGGTATCCACTGCGCAGAACTGCACCCGCATCGTGCCGCCACCCTGCCGCGGCCAGGCAATCTCGCGAATCGTGGTCACCTGCTCCCACACGTCATCCATGCCAGGGTCGCCTTCGATCTTCTGGTGCCAGATCCGCCAGGCCTCTTCACCCTTGCCGTAACCCCACACCGACACCTCGAGCCAGCTGTCCTGCACGTCAACGGCCATCACCAGCGCCAGTACATCAGCCGGGCATGTGCCGTGGTCGTAGCCGCCCACCCTGGCCATCAGGCCGTCGGCGGTAACTCTGGCCAGGCTCTCATCCTCCCAGGCCTCGGCAGCGCGTTTGTTGACCCAGCCTTTCAACAGCAACGGGTCAGATTTGGCGCGCAGGAACTCATCGCGGATCTGCTCCCAGCTGGTCCAGCCCAGTGGCGCATACCAGCCCGGCAGGTGGAACCCGGCGGTCATCCCATCACCCTTGGCCGTAGCCCTCCACACTGCCCGGCTCAGCATCTGCTGCTTGTGATACTGCGCCACTCGTTCGCCGCATGCTGGGCACTGGCAGAACACCTCACCATCGGGTCGATCCCACACCATGTGCTCCCGCCAGCGGATCACCTCCAGTGCGCCACAGCACGGCATCCATGCGTGGTAGTAACGGCGATCAGATCGCGTCTCAAACTCAGCGGTGATCCGACAGGCGCCGCGACTGCCGGGCGTGCTGGTGATCAGCACCTTCCCCATTGGGAACGTTGAGGTCCTGGCCTCGGCGTTCTCCAGTGGGTCACCCTTGTCGTCCGCTTCCATCGGATACGAACTCACCTCGTCAGCCGCCAGATACGCTGCCGGCATGGACTGCAGGCCGCTGCCACTGTTGGCGCCGGTGAGCACAAACAGGCCGCCGTCAAACTCTTTCAGGAACATCGTGTTGCCTGAGTCCCGCGACCTGGCTGGGGCGATCTTCTCCACCAGCTGCGGCGTCTCCCGTAGCAACGGCTCCAGCCGCTGGCGGTTTAGACGCTTGGCCATATCCAGCGTCGGCTGAACCAGCAGGGTTGGCCCTGGCCACAGATCAATGATCGAGCCGAGCCAATTCAGGATCACTTCCGTCTTGCCCATCTGACTGCCGAACATCAGCACCACCCGACGTGTCGGGCTGCTGGGGCTCAGGCAGTCCATCGGCTCCCGCAGGTATGGCGTTCGCTCGGTACGCCACGGGCCTTTTTCGGCTGCACCCTTGCCGCTCAGGATTCGGTGCTGATCAGCCCACTCGCTGACCGTCGTGGCAGACGGTGGTGCCAGCGCCGCCAGCAGAGCATCCCGGTAGAGCAGCGCGCCATCAGCCATCGGCCAGCACCCGCAACGCCGTGCGCAGTTCTTCGCTCAGCAGTCGATGCACCTCGCCGCTGTCCTGCGCTGCGGCCAGCAATGGCGCCACACGATTCGGAATTGAGAGAATGTTGTCGCGGATCTGCCGGCCCAGCGTGCTGGCCATTCGTTTTACGTCAGCCGTTGGCACCAGTTCCTCGCGTTCTTTCAAAGCCTGCAACCGGGCGATCTCAGCGTTGTAGTGCTCCTTCCGCTCGCGGCTTACGTCAAGGCCTGGTATCTGGTCTTCAGGTAGGCCCATGATCAGCGACTTCAGCTGATCGCCATTGGCCTTGGGCACCACCACCACAGCAGGTGGCGGATCAGGGTTTTGATTGATCGGGCGGCGATCGCGTTGCTTGGCGCCAACTGACACCCGCTCTGAGCCATTGCGCTTGGTGTTCCGGTCCCACAACTCCAGCGCCTTGTCTTGGTCGAGCATGCGCCGGCCGTTGCTCTCAACGATGGCGTCTTTGATGCGCGACTTGCAAGCGATGCTTACCGCAGCAGCGGAAACACCCTTGACCTCTGCGAACTTGCTGAAGGTGACCAGCATCGGGCAGCTTCCAGGCCTTTAAGCGTTTAAGTTAAGGATAGGGATTCCCTTAAGACGCCAGCAGGGGAGGGGGATCTGCTGCCATGCATGCTTAATTCTCAATAGCGAGACCATGAGATCAAGCATGTTTGATATGTCTCGCTAGCAAAAAATCGTGGTACGAATACACCA